CGAGAAACGAGTAGGTGAAATTTTAGAGGTGTGTTCTGATATGGACTCGTATGAAGAAATGCGATTGAAAGATGGTGTTCCACTTTATTACTCTAAGAAACTTAGCAAGTTTGTTCCTGTTAAGCCAAAAAATATGAGCACAGTTTACTTAACGCTTAAAACTTCTTTGGGTAAGACTGACTATATATTATTTGATGATAATTTTATGAGTGAGTAAATGGATTTTATTGAGATAGTTGATGACACACCACCCCTATGGGCAAAACGTAGAGCATATGGTGAACTGAATACATGTAAAGATGTTATAGAATATTTTGAAAATGTTCCAAATAAAAGTAAGGGTGGACTTCCTTACTTTAATAAGAGTCGTAAAAAAGTTTGTATTACAAAGTCTTTTAATTTTAGTGATGACAATCCCATCAACGCAAGCATCTATACCTTTGTAAATAATTCATTAGCAAAATACTGTAAAAAGTATGACTACCTTGATAAATTAAATACGAGCTCGTATTGGAGATTGTGTCCTGTATATAATCTTCAAAAATATGAACAGGGAGAAGGTTTCTTTTCTTTACACAACGAACAGTCTGGCTCCTATCCATATAGACTACTTGCATGGATGGTTTATCTTAATGACGCAAAGTCAGGCACAGAGTTTCCCTATCAAGAAATGACTGTTACACCTAAAGAGGGTAGAACTGTTATGTGGCCTGCAGGCTGGACACACCCACATAAAGGTGTAACCCCAAATGAAGGCGTTAAGTATATTGCGACAGGTTGGTTTTATACATTACCAACAGGTGAACCTAAGTTTGATGGGAGACACCCAGACGAAGAAAAGATAGCGGAGATATTAGTATGAGCGCACTGTCTAAGTTAGTTGGCAAACCCGAACCATGGCATTGGTTTACTGAGAAGTATCCTGTTAAGGTAAAACAATTAAATCCACCCAGTTTATTTAATAAACGAATTAAAGAACATATTCTTGAAGCGGGCGATGCGTTACAAGGACGCACAGCTGCTAAATGTTTGATGACTAAATGGAATATACATGATGACTCTGAACCCATTCGTATTGTAGGAGAAGAAGCAATTGAAGTTGCAAACCTATGTCCAGTTGCAAAACGAACTAAACCTGATGGAAGTCCAGATGATGTTCCTCTTTACATAAAAGAAAGTTGGGGATTGATGTACGGCAAAGGTCATACTTGTGAAGAACACAATCATTGGCCTTCTCTTTGGTCTTACACATATTGTGTAGAAGCATGTAAGGAGTGTGCGCCATTAATATTTAACGATAGTAATGAACGTGATAATGAGGGTACTCCATTTCACATATTTCCAGAGACAGGACAACTGATTGTTTTCCCAGCATGGATAAATCATTCTGTTCCAAAACAAGAATGTGAACATCAAAGAGTTATGGTTGCGGGCAACTTAAATGTTAAGTAGTTTTGTCAGAGGATTTGAAAACGCACTAACAGACAAAGAATGTGATAACCTTATAGAATGGTTTGAGCGTGATGACCATATTGGCAAGACTACGATTGCTAACCGCATAACTCGCAAAGACAAACAAATGTGGATGGATGAAAAAGATGAGTTATACAAATCCATTCAAAAAGTAAAGATGGATATGTTGCGAGAATATCTTTTAGAGTTTCCTATTGTATATCGTGGAGCGCGAAGTATTATATCACCAGAAACTAAAGTACAGAGAACAATGCCTATGGGTGGTGGGTTTCATAATTTTCACGCAGAGAATTCTCACTGTGCAGATGCAAACAGAGCTCTTGTATGGACGATCTATTTAAATGACTTACCAGATGGTGAAGGTGAGACAGAGTTTCTATATGAGAAAATAAAAATACAACCAAAGAAAGGAATGGGTGTTATATTTCCTTCTGCATGGATGTATCAACACAGAGGCAACCCTGTACATACTCACGACAAGTATATCACAACAGGCTGGTATTGGTATCCCCAAGAAAGACCTATAAAATGAGTTTACTAAAATCACTTGCAAATAGTTTAGAAGAAGAGAAGGAAGTAGAGGAAAAAAAACAACGTCAACTTGCTACTAACCCATCTTCAGTTTTATTTACATCTAATCTTCCTATCATTAAATCTGATGTTCCTAAATCAAATGCAACAGAAGAACTAATAAAATTTTGTCATGGGTTTGATGACATACAAAACAAAGAAACCAATGTACAAGCAAACATGAGTTCGTGGTTTATGCACGAACAAAATGAAGAGTTTATGAAACTGTGCGACTACGCAGTACATCTTGCAACAGAGAACTCGCCCAATAAAGTATTTCTTATGCCGTATGATTGTTGGACTGCAAGCTATACAAAGGGTGATTGGACAAAGCCTCATGACCACTGGCCATCTATCTGGAGTTGGGTATATAATGTTGATTGTTGTGATTCATGTGCGCCGTTAGTGTTTCCAGATGCTAAGCAAGAAGTTATTCCTGAGAAAAATACAATGATAATGTTTCCTGGCTGGGTAAAACATTCTGTACCCAAACATCAATGTGACCACGAAAGAATTGTCATTGCTGGCAATCTAGGTCTTAATCCTTATTGGATGACAAATCGTTTTAAATTTAAAGGTCAAGTAGTTGGAAAAAAATACGAACTAATTGGTCATTCAGCTTATTCAGAAATGAAAAAACAAACTGTAACTCCATTGTAATATTTTTGACATAAATATTATAAAACATTAGGAGAAAATAATAATGAAATTAAGTATGATAACACTGTTAATAGTGTTGTTTATTACACCAATGACTGCATCATCCGAAACAAAAAGATTTATTGGATACAAATATACTTTTGACTTAAATGATAATGAAAAAGATAAATTAGCTATCTATGCAAAAATTAAAAAACCTTCACTAGAAATGAAGTTCGGTGTTGAATCTAAGTATAGAGATATAAGTAAAAGTTCAGCATTATTTCTTTCACAGGAATTTAAATTCTAATAATCTCATAATAATATTTCTACAATCCTTATAAATAGTAAAAACTATTATTAAAGGATTGTTATGGCAGAACAAAGTTATTTTATGGGCCAAGATGGGTTTGTCTGGTTCGTTGGTGTTGTAGAAGATAGAAATGACCCAGACCAACTTGGTAGAGTTAGAGTTCGGTGTTTAGGTTTTCATTCAGACAGTATACTTGAAATACCAACAATAGATTTGCCTTGGGCTCACGTTATGCACCCTGTCACAGATGCGGCTATGCATGGTCTTGGCAATTCTCCATCTTTTCTTGTTGAAGGTAGTTGGGTAATTGGTTTCTTTAGAGATGCTGAAGAAAAACAACAACCAGTAATTATTGGTTCTTTGCCCGGCACACCATCAACAGCTGCAGACCCTCAGCTTGGATTTAACGACCCTCGTTCTCCAGAAAGTCCACAAACAGAATATCTTGGACACCCTATCTATGGTTCATATCCTGTTGATGGAGATTTTTATACTACTAAGTCTGGTCACGAAGTAGGAGAACCAGATACTAGCAGATTAGGTAGAGGCAGAGCATCAGAGTCACACAACTCCCTTTTAGCACGAAGACGTAATCGTTTACGTGGCGACCCAACAATTGTTGACCCCACAGTTGGTGTTGAGGATGACAGCAGCGAGACAGACCAAAAGGGAACAGGAATTCCTACTGCAACACAACCATTTCTTTCAGCTGTATCTGATTTTGCAGTTCAAGAAGAACGTGGTTTCTGGGAAGAGCCGCACCCCAAATCAGTTCAAAAAGATGAGAACCCATACATCTCTGCAGCCTATCCGTACAATCATGTTTTTGAAAGCGAGGCTGGACACATAAAAGAGATAGATGATTCGCCGGGCTCTGAACGAATGTTTACACAACACAGTGCAGGCACATTTGAAGAAATACATCCAGATGGTTCAAAGGTTATAAAAATTGTCGGAGACAATTATGAAATTATTGCTGGAAAGTCTCAAGTTCTTATACAGGGCGATGTTAATATTACAACACTTGGAACAGTGCGAGAACTTATAAAGGGAGACTACCATCTTGAGGTAGAAGGTAATTATACACAGAAGATACATAAGAACCATAGAGTTAAAGTTGGAGCTGGAACAGGTGGTGGTAATCGTGAAGAAGAAATTAACGGAAACTATTCTTTTCAAGTAATGCAAAACGTCAAAGGCAGAGTTAAAGAAGATGTAGATATTATTATTGATAAGAATGAAACTAGAATTGTTAACGGAACAAGCACTCTTAATATTGTCGATGACTACGCAGTAACATCTCTTAAAAGCATAGACCTAATAGCATCAGACCATTTATCAACAACTACTATTTCTGGAATTATGTCTTATAAGTCTGGTGGAAAATTAAATATAAAGTCTGCTAAAGCTATGGATGTTAAAACTGAAGCAGATGGTCTTACAATTTATTCAGAGGGATTGGTTACAGAAACATTTAAGGCAAGTCATACATCAGTTGTTACTGGTACTCTTGATTTAGATGTTAGTGCAGAGGTTGACATTGATTCTGCAACGATTAATTTAAACTAGGAGTATATATGCCAGGCATATGTAGAAACACAACAGATTCAGCAGGAGGTGCTTTAATTAAATCGCAAACTACTGTATTTGCAAATAGTAAAGAAGTTATTGTAAATGGTGATTCTGTTACAGGTCATGGGTCTGGAGCGCATGCTGGGCCAACTATAGTTGCTGGTTCTAATAATGTTTTTATTGGAGGTGTTGCAGTTTGTAATGCTGGAGATGCAGCCACATGTGGGCATACTGCATCTGGTTCTTCAAATGTAAATGTAGGAGATTAAGTGTGGCAGATTTTAAAACACCAAATTTAGCAGGGTCAAGTGCAGAGTTAAATTCTGTTCTTAATAAATTTGATTCTATAAAAAGTGAAGTTTCTGCTGGACTTGAACTAGATGCATCTGCTCTTACAAGCACATTAAATACTTCTATTGTAGATGATTTAACATCAAAACTTAAAAGTTTAGTTCCTGAGATTCCAGCATTACCTAATGTAAACTTACAATCAGAAATGTCTTCATTACTTTCTATCAGTCAAGATACTGTTGCTGGGCAATTAGAGTTTGCAGCTAAACAAGCAGATTTAAAGTCAAAGTTTGGTGATGGGCTTACTGCTGGTGGATTTGATTTAGATACGTTAACTACTAATGCAGCTGCAGCACAAACAGCTGCATTAACCGCAACTACAGACATTTCTTCTGCAACCTCAGCATTATCTACCGCAAAAGAAACTGCAACATCGTCTTTAGATACCGCACTTGACGCATCTTTAAAATTAGATAGAAGTAATATTCCAAACCCAACAGGATTACTTAATAATTTATCGGAGTCTTCTACTTCAGCCATATCTGCACTTTCATCTGAAGCATCAGCAACCACTGCTCTTGCAAATATAAAAGGAGCTGCGACAAGAATACAAGATGTTATTCCAAACTTTGAGTTGCCTGCAGCTGGTGGAGATGCATTTCAAAAAGCAGTTGCAGTTTTACAAGCAGAAATTGATACCGAAAAAGAAGAAATATCATTAGTATTGAACAATCCAAAACTTGAAGAAGATATTAAAGCAAAAGCTGCAGAGTTAAAACAGTTTAAAAGAGATGCGCCAAAAGTTTTACCTACAGAAGATAGTGGAGCGTTTGCAGTTACAACCAAAGCAAAAGAAATTACTATCACGACAGTTCCAGAAGAAGCGTCAGCAAGTTCAACTGAAGAAAAAATAGATAATGGTGGAACTATTAAAACTACTCAGACAACTGCAAAAGATTCTATTAAAGAAGTTGCTTCAACTGGTGGAGAAAAAACAATATTAAGAGCAAATGTAGCACCACATGGATTTTCTAGAAGGCCAACTTCTACAGTTGAAGAAGTTTCTGCAACTTCAACAAAAGAAAGTCCAAGTACAATAAAAAAAGAAACAAGAACATGGACAGACTCAAATGGTGATAGCGGAACAGTTGAAATTGATGTTATCACATTAGCAAATAAACCTGTACAGGTACAAAATGTTTATGGATATCCAGCTGAACAGAGATTTAGCAAAAAAGGTAAAAAGAAATCACAAGTAAAAAAACCAATATATCGTGCTGGAGGTGAACAAAGTGTTGTTAGAGGAGCTCGTGCTAAACGAGACTCTAGTTACAAGGATAACCGCGATAGGTTTTCTATGGACGAGAATGGTAAAATTTTAATAGGCTGGGCAGACAAGAATGGAAACCCCCCATTACCAGATGGAACTTTTGCAGATGGTATTTGGTATCGTAGATACTTTTATTCAAATGAATTTCGCCGCATCAATGTTAATACGAAAAAGAAGCCAGAGGGTATTTACAAAGTAAATTATAAATATAATGAAAACTACGACCCATCATTTGATGGTGATGAAGGAGTGGTTAAGGATAAGGGAAATCCGAAAGAAGTTTCAAGTCCAACGCCAGGCCTAGAAACTGAAAAACCACTTGTTATAGATGGTGTTGTTATGGATGGAACTATGCAATACTCATACCAAGCTGCTGCTGAACCTACTGCTGAGGAGTTAGCAGCTGATGCTGAATTTGATGCTTATGGTGATACAGATGAACTAGATGATTTTGGTGGAACTTATGACGAAACAAATTCAGATATAAACTCTGATGATTGGTAGATAATGTTTAGGCTAGTGTTATAAATAGATAGAGGAGTAGAATATGCCCACACCAACATCATTTAAAGACGCCCAAGGTATGAACAACATTGACCGCAATGTTCGTCAATACAGAGACTTGGATTTGTTTTTTGTTAAAAAGAAGTTGTCTTCAAAAGATAGTAATGGTGCAGTAACAGTAAGTGGTGCAAAATCTGATATTGAAAAGGTAACAGACATTACAGCTGTAAAGCGTTCTATTAGAAATTTAGTATTAACTAATCATTATGAAAAACCTTTTCATCCCGAAATTGGTTGTGGGGTAAGAGAGTTGTTGTTTGAATTGATGACACCAATCACTGCACACCTTTTGACTAGAAAAGTAGAAGATGTTATAACCGAATATGAACCAAGAGCACAATTGGTTGGTGTTAAAGCAACACCAGATTTAGATCGTAATGCGTATGAGTTGACTATAGAATTTTATGTTTTAAATGCTCCAACTGAGTTAGTAGACCTAACCGTATTATTAGAGAGATTGCGATAATGGCAGTAAACACAAAAAGATTAAATGTAACAGAGTTTGATTTTGATGAGGTTAAAAATAACCTTAAAGTTTTTTTATCTGGACAAACAGAATTTACAGATTACGATTTTGAAGGTTCTGGAATGAACGCACTACTAGATGTTCTTGCATACAACACTCACTATCTGGGTTTCAATGCAAACATGTTAGCAAACGAGATGTTTCTAGACAGCGCATCTCTTAGGTCAAGTGTGGTTTCTCATGCAAAAACTTTAGGGTATATTCCCAACTCTGCTAGAGCTGCAGTTGCAACAGTTAATGTCACACTGAATACAACTTCTATAACCAGTGCAACTTTACCAGCTGGAACTGTTTTTAATTCTACTGTAAATGGAACAGATTTCCAGTTTGTTACCTCTGATTCAGCTGCATCAACTAATACTGGTTCTGGTATTCCTTTTCTTTCAGTGAATCTTTATGAAGGAACTTTTGTAACAACTAGATATACTGTAGACTCAACAGACGCAGACCAAAGATTTCTTGTTCCTAACAGACGAGCAGATACTTCTACATTAAAAGTTACAGTGCAGAATTCAAGCTCAGATAGCACAACAACTACATTCACACAAGCAACAGACATAACACAAGTCACTGCTGCAAGTGATGTTTATTTTTTACAGGAAGTAGAGAACGGAAAGTTTGAAGTATATTTTGGTGATGGGGTTATTGGTGCTTCACTGGACGATGGAAATATTATAATACTTACTTACGTTGTTAGTAACACTACGGATGCAAACGGAGCATCTCTTTTTAAAAATGCAACTACAATTGCAAATATTAGTGATATATCAGTGGAAGTTTTAGATGTTGCAAATGGCGGTTCTGAACCAGAAACTATTACGTCTATAAAATATAATGCTCCACTAGATTATGCAGCTCAAGGAAGATGTGTAACTGCTGAAGATTTTAAAGTGTACGCTCTGAAACTTTATGCAAATGCACAGTCAGTGCAAGTGTTTGGTGGAGAAAGTGGTTCGTTTGATTCTAGCCTTGGTGTTGTCAGCACCGCTGAATATGGTAAAGTATTTATTTCAATTGTTACAACAACAGGATTAAATTTAACTGCATCAGAAAAAAAACAACTGGTTACTGATTTAAGAAAATATACTGTTGCATCTATTACTCCAGTTATTGTTAACCCAGAAATAACTTTTTTGATACTAGATATTAAATTTAAATATGATTCTAGCAAAACAACTTTGGCCACAAGTCAACTACAAGCTGAAGTAGTTTCTGCGATAACAACATATAACACGGATAATCTTGAAAAATTTGAGGGAGTTTTTAGACACTCAAAAGTTACTAGACTTGTTGATGATGCAAATACATCAATATTGAATAACACAACAAATGTAACTTTAGGTAAATTATTTACTCCAACAACTACTGCTGTAACATCATATTACATTTATTTTAACAATGCACTTTACAATCCTCACTCTGGACACAATTCAGCAGCTGGTGGAATACTTTCAACAACAGGATTTTTTATTAGTGGTGATACAACAAATGAACATTTTCTAGATGATAATGGTTCTGGTATTGTAAGACTGTATTATGTTCTTGCTGGAAATAAGGTGTATGTTGATTCAACTGCTGGAACGATAAATTATACAACAGGTGCAGTGTTTATAGAGTCACTTCATGTAACTACAATTTCAGACGTTGATGGAGAAACTTCAACGCAAATTCGTATTACTGTTATTCCAAACTCAAAAGATATTGTTCCAGTTCGCAATCAAGTATTAGAACTGGACTTAGTAAACAGTGCAGTATTAGGAGAAGTTGATACTGTTTCAATAGGTGATTCAAGTGCAGCTGGAACGTATACAACAAGCACTTCTTATAGCACACCCTCTGGATATTAAAAATGGCCCCATTTGATTCTGATATTGATCCTACTGGTAATTTAACGACAAGGATAAGCACGTTAATTGATGGACAATTGCCTGAATTTATTCAAGCAGACCATCCAATATTTTCTGTATTTTTAAAACAATATTATGAATATTTAGAAGCTGCAGAACTTAGAGTTTCAGTAAATATTGATAATCTTCTTTTAGAATTACAAACTGCGTCTAAAGTTTTAGACGTTGATGGCAATAATATTGTCTTGGAAACAGGGGCAGGAACAGAAGGAAAATTTATTGTAGGTGAAACCATTACTGGTGGAACTTCAAAAGCAACTGCAAAAATTTTGGCAGACGATTTAGGCAACACTACCACACCAAGAATTTTTATCACTTCTCAACAAAAATTTGTAACAGGAGAAACCATTACAGGTGGAACTTCTTCTTCAAGTGCGGTGGTTTCAAGGTATCGTGCAAACCCTGTGCAGACCATACAACAACTATTAGCATACGCAGATATTGACAATACCATTTTTGATTTCTTAGATTTATTTAGAGATGAGTTTATGAACGCAATTCCTTTGACGCTCGCAGACGGCGTGTCAAAGAGAAGTCTCGTTAAAAATATTCGTGAACTATATCGTGCAAAAGGTACATCAGAAGGACATAAAATATTCTTCAATATGATACTTGGTGAAACACCAGAAATACTATATCCAAATCAATATATGTTAAGAACTTCTGGTGGAAATTGGGGAAACAAACTTATTATACGAGTCGCGCCATCTGGTGGTGCGGTTGGTCAACAAGCAGTCGGTCAACAAATATCTGGAAAAACCTCTGGTGCAACAGCTGTTATTGCTTCATCTCTTGCAACAACTGAAAGTGCGGTTTCGTTAATAGAATTTGAAATTAATCCAGATTCTTTATCTCCAAATGCTTCTTTTGTTAGAGGAGAATTAATAGAGGTAACATCAAATCTTACTGATACTATAATGACTTTTACAGTCAATTCAATAGTATCTTCAGCATCACTTGATAATTCTGGAGCTCTATATACTGCAGCTGAAGGATTTACTTTTGATACTGATACAAACATTGGAAATGGTAAAGCAACAGGCCGAGTGGGTACTATTGATTTTGGTGAAGTTAGTGGTGCTGTTATTGATGATGCTGGCACAAAATATGAAGTTGGTGATGTTTTAGTTTTTACTACTACAGATTCCAATACTTCTTCTGCATCTGCTTTTGTTTCTATAATTGATGGCGCAATAGTTATTGATGGAACAGATAGATTTTCAACAAATAATGGAGATTTTTTAGTTTTTGAAAGTGCAACAAAAGAACAAGAATTCTTAGTTGATATAGAATTAGAAACATCAACAACAGGATTAGATGGAGATAATTTATTACTTAATGGAACTGATACGGATTCTCTTCATGCTGGACATAAGTTTAAATTTGAAAACTTCATAACACAAAGAGGAAAAGATACTTACGGAACAACTGGCGGAGACAGAATTGCGTTTGAGGAAGGTACAGATTCTACTGGAGAAATATCAAAAATATTTTTTACCAATGGCGGGTCTGGATATTCAAAACTTCCAACAGTTACAGTTACAACTATCTCTGGAACAGGAACAAAACTTTTTGCAACAACTGATAATATTGGGTCTGTGGGTGAAATTGAAATTACTAACCCAGGCTTTGCGTATACCTCAGCACCCCAAATAGAATTTAATGCAAATTTTGTTTTAAAAGATGTAACAGGAACTTTTGCAGCTCTTGAAACCCTTAGTTCATCAGGACATACAGGAACAATTGTATCATTTGACTCTTCTACAAACGTATTAAAAACTTCATTTGATAATGTTGTAAGAGTAGAGTTAGAAGCTGCAGATGAAGAAGGTATTACACTTGAGGATTCTTTAAGAGTTGGTGGTGATAATTTAGACACCAGAATGATTTTTGATAATACTCTTGATGAAGAAGAATTTATTTTATCGGAAAATGGTGCTGACCTTTTTGTAACCAACGCAACTGCTACAGCTGATGAGTATCTTGTACTTGATGATGGTACAGGAGAAACAGCTGGTAGTGCAATTGTTTTAGAGTCTCCTGATAATACATTTTTTCCAGCTATATTAATGGAAACTGAATCAAGTGACGGGGGCAGTCATGGTGATGAAATTGCAAATGAAGATGGAAGTGGTGATGTTTTTTTATTAGAAACCGCTGTATCTCTTGGAGCAACTTCATATCAATTAGAAAGAATAATAACCGAAGAATCTACACGACTTCTTTCTCAGCAAGAAAATAAAAATAGTAGACTTATAACTAACGCTGCATTTGATGTAATC